CTTCTTCGTCTTTGGCTTCGAGCATACCACAAGGCTGGGTAAAGAAACTCCAATTGTCTGGTTTGACCAGCATCTTAGCTTGCTCACGCGGTATATGATCTGGGACTGGAACTTCACCAGCCATAATGGGCCACCAATGATCTTCCTCAGGCGCGTTGGTATCGGCAATAACGCCAGACCAACTAGGACCGCCATCACGCATAGAAGGAAAACGGCCAACACGCATCGTGCAGGCATCAATAATAGACTTAGGAATCTCTCTCGCTTCGTTGATCCATATACCCGTAAGTTCGAGCGAAAGAAGTTTCTTAACATCTTCAGGGCGATCAAGGGCCAAGAAAATAACTTCAAGATCTATTTCTCCTTTTTTAATGTGGTGTGTATAAGGAACAGACCAGTGAAACCTACCCCAATCAGATTCGGGAAACCAATCAAGCCAAGTCTTTATTGTTGTGGTTCTTAGCTGTGGATTGGTATTTCGAATGATAGCCCATCTGCTTTTACGCAATCCATCCGATCCCTTTTGCTGTTCGAGGGCGCGTCTAAATACTTCAATGCAGCAACCAACAGACTTGCCAGAACCAACAGGGCCACGAATACCACGAAAGAAAGTGCTGTCCTTCATAAAAGATTTAAGCACTTCCCCATCGGGTTTATATTTAAAGTTAATCATCGAAGCCCCTTATCGACTCCAAACTTTATCATGGTTTCTGCAACATCAGGGCCAATGTTATCTATAACATTATCAACCATTTTATTAGTAACAAAAGACTTCCCATGCTTTTCATCGAAGTGTTGAAAGTGTACCTTCTTAACTATTCTTCGAAGCATAGTAAGTTCTTCAGGCTTAAGCATATTTACAAAACTCACTGTTCGTAAGCCTCATTAACGTCAGGCGTAGAAGGGTCATCAGCTTTTAATCTGCCCTTGTCATCTCTAGCACGTTTCTTTTTAGCTGGTTTCTTAGCTACTTCATTAGTCCATTCTAATCTTTTAGACTCAGAAGTTCTTGTTGCCCCTGTCCATGTTTCACCACCAAGTTCATGAGTTCCTTCACTCCATAACTCACCAGTGTTAGAAATCTTCCATCCCATAATTAACTCCTATATTGTTTTACTTTCCTAGCAATCGCTTTCGGTTGAGCCACAAATTGCTTACCCGAAGCCTTACCCTTTCGTTTAGCTCTGGTTGTAGCTGCATATTCAGCAGAACTAAGAGCAGAAATAGCCTTGCTAGGTAAGTACCGTTCACCAGTTTCACTAGACTTTTTCCCTGACTTAGTGCGCCACTTTTGCTTTCCCCAGTTGAGTAATGACTTCTGTGACTTCTTCACTTGTATCCTCCACCACGTTTTTTATATTCCTTAGCAAGCAACTGCGCCTTTCGAGCAGACCATTGACCAGCAGCCGTACCGTGTGTAGCCCTTGCTTTAATTCTTTTAAACAAAGACTTTCGCATTGTTGGTTTGGTATAGTTGCCAGCTTCATTTACCGCCACTGATCTTCTCCTGAATATTAATCAACTGATCTTGTATCTGATTGTATCGAGGACTCGAAACTAATTGATCTGCTCTAGCGTTAAGAAGATAATTTAAAATCTTCATAGCGCCTTTGGTTGCAAGACCTTTACCTTTGGAATTAAATCTCTCACCTTCACCCTGCATTTTTTCTACAAGCCCAACACCAGCAGAGTCTTCAAGTTGTTTCATCTCTCTTCGAAGAAGAGTCGCCCTTTTCTTTAACGGTGCTAGGGAACGAGATTCAGCCATCTTTCATTTTAGCCTTGAGGATCTTGCGCTTTAATGCTGGAGGTAAACTCTTCTGCTTACCTTTGAGCATTGTTTTTTTCTTAGGTCTTCCAACAGAACTTCCGTAAGTACCTTTTCCTTGAGGCATAATAATCTCCTAATAATTAACTTTGAGTAATGAACGAGTTTGCATACCTGACGTTCTCATCTGCGGAACATCACTTAACATTTTAGTCTTCTGAACAGGATCGCCCATGCTTAGAGAAGGAAGTGGGCCATAATCAGGTTTCTTCTCTTGGTAAATCTCTTCAGCAGTCTTTACTTTCTTACCACCACCAAAACACATATCACTTCTTCCTATTTCTCTTTGCAAAGTTTCTAGCAGACTCAACACTTCTAAATCCCCAAGCCCTTAATGCTAAAGCCTTGCGCGTTGGTCTACCCTTCTCATCTTTCATTGGGCCTTTCATTCCAGCAAACCGAGCAGCGAATGAAACCTTGCGACCCATCTTCTTCGAGCCAGCCTTAGGCTTACTCTTTACTGGAGGTTTTAAATTAGCCCCCTCCTTGCGCTTAAAGTAAGCACGACCAGCAGCATTCAAGCCACCCTTAGGATTCTGATACTTCTTCGCTGGCATAACCACTACTCTTCAATGCAGCCTTAACAGAAGACATATCATCCTTCGATGGGTACTTCTCTGGCTTCTCTTTAAAACGTGACATGGCTAAACCCTATAACAATAAAAATATTTATGACAACGCACAAATTACCTTTTTTAGAAATAATGTGAGGGGAAGAGTTTCTCTGTAACAGCTACAGCAACTTTTCCCCTACCCCCCTTGTAGCTACTAGCGCAGAACAAAGAGTTATCCTAGATCAATCGTAACGCGAATATCTCCAGCTACTTGCACTTGGCTTCGATCGATAGGCTTGTAGCCAGCGCGGTCTAGCAAATCCTTGGCAGCTTCAAGCTGGACATATTCACTCTTGGCTCCTGTGGCTAGCCGTCTAACAGTTCCAGCTGCAAGTGTAGCGGAGATACCAAACTCTTCGTTCATGCGCTTCATCAAGTAGCTCTGCACATGGGCAAGCTTTAATGTCTTAGTTGCTGTAACTCTTCCAGATTCGCCAGAAGCATAACCAGCGTCTTGAGCAGCCTGCCCGATACTACAGCCTTTTGCTACGAGCGTGTCTACTAAGGCAGTCTGCTTTGCAGTCAGTTTCTTAGCTACGGTAATGTTCATTACTCATTCCTTTTCTATGGACGTAATAGATTACTAGCTAACTACTGCGATTGGAGTCAAGATCATCATTACCTTAGCAATGAGGAATGAGTAGACTTTGTTATCGGCTTGAAAGCCCCCCCTATCATCCCCCCCATCTACGGACTGACTGCAAGTCCTGTCAATTAGTTACCTTACGTCACTTGTGTATGGATACTACCGTGGGTACTACATGTTGTGGTTTGCCAAGCTACAGAGGTATTGACAGGATAGCCAGCGAGTTCATCGAGCGTACACTTATGTTTGCACAACTTAGCATTGTGTCCTGACCACGTTTGACTAATAGCTCGGATTGCACCCTTCGACCACTGATCCAAATCATAGGCAGAAAAGCTTCGCAACCCCACTCATTTCATTCGGGGGTCAAGCAAGCAAGCTTGTGCGTAGCTCAGGGCCGCAAGTGCGGTTTCTGCTCTATGATATTGGGTGGTACGAAGGGCTGATCCTTCGCAACTTAGTAAAACATGGAGAACAAAATGGCTAAAGTTGAAAACATAAATGTAACGCTAGATAAACTAGCTAACTATACTGTAACTACACATAATGATGTAACTGGACAAATTGCTAACGATTGGTTTATTAGCGATGTAGCTAGAACAATAGTTAAAGTTCCAATGTACGCAGCAAAAAACAAACGTGCTTACATTGATAAAATGCATGCTGACATGATGGCTTGCGTTGCTTTTGATTCAGATGGAACTGTCTTAGGTGATCAAGATCAAAGTGCAGACTACATCAGATTCAAAGAGAAATACGAAAGGTTAGCTCCCAAGATTGAGCTTGAAGCTATAGCTTTCGATCATGTCTTTGATGAATATAAAGCTTGGTTTCTAGAATATACTGGACAGAACTATGATTTACCACAGAAATCAAGTACGACTCGAAAGCTTAGCAAGCAAGAACAAGCTGCTATGAAGGCTATCGAAGCAAGACGAGTAGCTGCCGCATAGTGGCTACTTACACCTAAGCAAGTGTATAAACTGCTTACCAAGCTAGTAACTGCAAGGGGGCAACTCTGCTCAAAACGCTTTACTTCTGGCGAAGGGAGTATGTCATGCGACATTGCCCAAGCTTTGTAAACTTAATGCTTGCAAAGTTTAGTAATTAAAAATAGTATTGCTTATACGCAGTACATAAACATGGAGAACTACTATGAAAATTAGAACTACTATTGACTCTGACACTATACCAGTAAAACTGACATTGCCTGTTAGAGATCTCATCGACTTGTCAAACTTTTTTCAAGATCAAGAAATCAAAAACAGATTGGAAAAAACTGAACACTATTTTGTTAGAGAGTTTGCAAAGCAGCTACAAGTAGAGGCTTTAAAGATAAATGAAATGGTAAGAGGTGTACAATGAACATGATGTCAAAGATAAATGATTGGGATTTCCCAGTTGAAATGATGCCAACACCTAACGCAGTCACTGGTGATCCAGAGCCTGATGCATTCCAAGTTATTCGAACAGATACAAACACTGTGCTTGGTCATCATGGCTCACGCTACAAACTTGTACCACATGACGATGTAGTAAACTCTATCATGGACGCAGTAAAACAATCAGACATTACTACTGATTACAAAGAACCATCTATCAGTGTATTTGAGAATGGTCGTAAGATGCGCGGCGAACTAATCTTTCCAGACCTTACAATACAACCAAAGGTCGGTGACATTGTTCAAGCCAGAATAGTATTTACTAACAGCTATGATCAAAGCTGGAGTTTCTTTCAGTCTTTCGATGCCTTGCGTTTGTGGTGTCTCAATGGTTGCACAACACCTAATGCTGTAGCTCGTAGTAGGTACAAGCACACAACGTTTCTTAATGTTGATGGCTCTGCTGCTAAGATACAGAAAGGTGCTGAGCATTTTCATACACGCAAAGATGAATGGCAGAAGTGGATGAAACGTACACTGCCAGATGATTGGGTTGAACTGTTCTTTAAGAAAACAATAGCCAAAGGTTTCAGCAGACAACAATCTGTTGACAACGTAAACCAAAAGCAAATGGAAAACCTGTTGCGTATCTGGGAGAATGAAAAGAAACAACTCGGCAATAATCAATGGGCTTTATACAATTGCCTTACTTACTGGGCAACTCATACGCAAGATGCTCGAACGCCTCACGTTCAACGCCATAATCGTGAGCAAGACATTGCCAAAGCAATGACATCTAATCTTTGGAAAACGTTGGCTTAATATGGAAATCATACCTTATGAAAGTTGTGATCACTGCGATGGTGAAGGGTACTTAACAGGTTACGAAAAGGATCTTTTATACAAAGAAGTTAGATTTGTAATGATAAATGTAGCTTGTCCTCGATGCTATGGCCTTGGATGGAACACAAAAGAGGTTGACACTGAAGAGGATCAGGTTGCATAACTGCAATCATGAAGTCGTATCTACAATTAGTAAGTGATAAAGCTGTTAAGGCTGATGTAAAACTTGAGGATGCTTTTGATAAAGCAGGAGCATCCCATACTACATATTGGAGAACAAAGAATAATAGGACTGAAATGAAATATGATACGGCATTGAGGGTGTTCAATGCAATTGAAGAACTATACCAGATACAACAAGGTCGTGAGTATTCCCAGCGATTACGAGAAACTAATCAAACAGTTAATCGTCGCTCGATCAGAAGTAGGTTTAAGCCAAGAATCGTTAGCTAATAAGATAGGCTGCACCTCTTCACTGATACACAAATGGGAATCACACAAACGAATACCCTCTGGCTTTATGTTGATATGCTGGCTTGATGCATTGGGATACCAGATAGATGTCACGAAAAAAAGGCCAACGAATAACTTGTCTGTCGTGTCAAAACAAAACTGATTATTTTGTAGCTATACTTAAACGCAATCATGAAGCAACAAATGAAAAGTGTTGGTTCATTTGTATGCATTGTTATGAGGGAGACAAATGGCAAACCGAAACAAGAACAAGGGAACTTACCACGAAAAGTGGTTCGTCAACTGGCTTAAAGAACAAGGTATCAAAGCGAAAAGGCAACCCCTCTCGGGCAGCTTGGGAGGAGAGTATTCGGGAGACATCAAGCTCGAACTCAAAGGACACGAACTGGTGGGAGAAGTAAAGTACAGAGATAAGTCTAACTTCCCTAGCCCCTTCACAGTCCTCGAAGGCAGAGACATTGCCTTTTATAAAAGACGGACAGGAACTCCGCAAACGTTAGTCATAATGAGTGGCGAAATATTTCAACAACTAATGGAGAGAACTAATGAAGAAGATAAACAAAGCAATTGATGCTGCAATGTGGGAAGCAAACGTAGGTCGCGTTGCTCAATCGCCAACACTACAGCGTGAAGTCTTACGCAAAGGATATTTTATAGACAGTGAAGCTATTCATGCTACCAGAATTAAGAACGGTGAAGTTGTTGGTGAGAATTGGCTCAAAGGTAAGAACAAAGAAATACTTATCAGAGATCACGGGCTAACTGAAGAAGACTTTAAAAAATATACTTGAACCTATTGCCTATATGCAATAGACTCAGGGGTATAAAGGGGAGGTAATACCCCAAAAAAAACTAATTATATCAGGAAGACAAAGGGGAACTAAAATGAATCGCAAAGGTTTTATTGGCGGCTCAGATTGCGTAAAGATTATGCGAGGTGAGTGGCTCGAACTATGGGAAATCAAAACTGGACGCAGAGAGTCAGAAGATTTGTCAGATAATATTGCAGTGCAGCTAGGCACATTTACTGAAGACTTCAATCTTCAATGGTTTGAAAAGCAATACAATTGCAGACTACAAAAACACCAATGGGAGATCGAGCAACAGATTGGCAGTGTGCCAGCTAAAGGAATGATTGATGCGGCTTATGGTTTTATACCTGTTGAAGCCAAGCACACCAACGCATTCAATTCTATGAATGATATTATCGAACGGTATATGCCACAGATACAGTTATATGCAAAGCTTGCTGATACACACAGTGCTTATCTGTCTGTAATATTTGGTAACAGTAAGTGGGAAGGTCGTCACATTAGATGCGATAACGAATACTTTAATAGTATGTGGGCTGTTGTGTCTGACTTCTGGTCATACGTTGAGGCTGATAAGCCACCGCAAGATGTCAACGTACCAATAATTAATCAAGATAATATTCAAGTAGATGATATGGTGATGAGAGATGCAGCACAAGATAATCAATTCGTCGATGCGGCAGTTACATATATACAAGGTTATGAGCATAACCGAGTATTCGAGAATGCAAAGAAAGATCTCAAAGCTATGGTCTTGCCCAGTGAACGTGAAGTTTATTGTGATCAACTGTCAGTCAGAAGAGACAAGAGAGGCGCACTAAGAATTGTAATTACTAATAATAAAAAGGAGAACTAAAATGATTACTATGGAAATATGGAATGCACTAGCAGACACAGATCCCGAATACATCAAGCCTGTGTCATTCGGCTCTCGATCATTCACAGCTATTGATCCCCAGTATCAGATCAGAAAAATGACTGAACAGTTTGGAGCAGTCGGTGAAGGTTGGGGTTGGCACAACACAACAGAGACTGTCTCTATAAGCAACGGAGACATGGCTGTACTAGCACACGTTACTGTTTGGCATGGCTCACAAGCAAATGCATTCGGCCCCTTCACTGGCTGCCGAAAGTTCTTTGACTCTTCGAAGGGTCGCCTTGCTGAAGATGCCCCCAAGATGGCAATAACAGATGGGTTAACTAAAGCATTATCGCATATCGGCTGTGACGCTAACATCTTCTTAGGTAAGATGGATGGTAATAAGTATGCTCAAGATGCTAAAAGATCTCAAGATCCCAAAGGGGATTGGTAATGCTTACTAAGAAAGTAACCAAACTTTGGAAGGGTGAATACCTTTCCATCCGCACCTATGAGCATCAGGCCGCGATCAAAGCGGCAGGCCTGAGGCTCATTTATGGAGACAAAACCATGACTCTCTCACAACAGGAACTCCAAGCTTTAAAACCATCGTCCAAGATTTTTAAATCAAAGACAGGAGGAAGAGACTACCAACTAATAGATATTAAATTTGCACCTAATGATCCGCGACAGGATCTGCTTTTATAAGGAGGCCAACAATGGCAGAAGAATACGACAACACTAACTCAGGCGCAGCCTTTCCACCATTCCCAACGCAAACTATGATACTGCAAGGTAATGTAGATATTGATAAAAAAGATCACAAAATTGTATGCGTACAAAACACAACTAAAGATGGTAGAAAAACTATCGAAGTTTATCAGAAGATGGGAATACTATTCGAGAATGATAAGAAGGGTAATGATAAAGCACCAGATTATTCTGGCCCCCTCGATGATCACGAGAACTTACGCATAGCTGGATGGAGAAAGAAAGCTAAAGACAGTGACAAAATGTTTATCAGTTTAAAAGTATCTGAAGGTAAAGGGTTGCCAAATGATACCATACCATTCTAATATGAACTCAGTTCTCCGAGGACGTAATCACGCCGATTACTGCTCAAACTGTCCTCGTCACCTTGGCGCATCTTTTTTAGGTGCGTCTTTTTTTATTTAATGCTTACTAATTATAAAATAAGCAGAGCTTATATTATATGGTCGGACACTTTGGGAGTAACTAATGGATTGGGGAAAAAATAAAGCAACAAGAGTAACAAAACTAAATAAGAAACCAAAGTATAAACTTATCTCAGGTAGAACAAAAGTTATTAATGGTAAAATTTATGAACTTCACCCAACAAAAGGGTGGAAAAAAAAAGGAAAATAAAATGACACCAATTGAAAGAATGAAAGAAGATGCAAAGATCTGCAACTCCAAACTAAAAACTAATAGCAAAGTTATTTATACTCCAGAGCCAACAGAATCTAGAGGCAGAGTATCAAGAACTAGTGGCGATGGTTGGCGTAACGAAAAACTAAGCAATAAAGAAATAGCAGATATTAAATACTTCTTAGGCATAGGCTGGGATATGAAATCAACAGCAGTTGTATGCGGTGTAAGCTATAGCTCTGTTCAAAGAATTAGTAAATCTTAACTACTTAATTCATAATGCGGTGCATCGATGAACGGACGCCTACCCTGTGACCTTCGAAGATCGATGTACTCATTCATTGCATCTTCCATTGATCCTTCGTAATCACCAATAGAATCTATGTGCCAAGCTGCACCCCAACGAAGTTTAACACCAACATCTTTAGCGGCTTCTTTCATAGCATCAGCAATATCATCATAGAGATTTATTTCCCAAGAAACTCTTGGCCCAACATAAGCCACAGTATCTATTGCAATACCTTCAAGATGTTTTGATTTCATAGTTTGCGATGCGCCCTTTTCAAAAAGATCACGCTGTTGATCCATTGTTCGAAGACCACCCAAATGTGGAATACCAAAATCAACTTTAGTAATTCCAATAGCATACTTAGCAACAGCTACTATTCTTTCATCAACACCTTCGAGCCTGCCAAGACTACGTTCACTTAATTTAAATGTCATTTCTTAAATCCTTTCATTGTTCTTATTCCAAACGAAGCAGCTATCGAAGCATACATTGCCCAGCTAAACCATTGAGGTGCAGCCTCTAAATTCTTAAATCCTTGCTCCATATATGGTTGCATCGGAGGAACAAAGCTTGCCAAAACAATAGCTATAAAACAAATTGTCCAAGCCTCATCTTTCCAGCTATCAGCACTAGCTTCAATTGCCGCTTGCTCCCAACTGATTTCACCTGTTGCAATTTTCATTTTGGTTTCAGCTTCAGCAGCTTTAACCTTTGCTTTACTATCAATGAATGTTGTAGCTAAGTTTGCTACGCTTGAAAGTATACCAATCATTCCGCAATCCTATCTGTCTTAGCTTCCTTGCCTAACCACAGTGCGAAAGATGCACTGAGCATCGCAGTAACCAGCGAAACAAAGGCGCTCTGTTGAGTTGTTGGATCGGGCAAGGTCATAAACCATAAACAAACCTTCCAAGTTAAAATAATTTGGCAGAGAAAAGCCAATCTAGGTAGTAGCTTCAGCTGATCTATCGCGCTTGCTGTTAATCGTACCATCACAAACTCCTTTAGCTATGCGCCTTTCACTTGTTTGTATAACTAATTTACCATCATCTGTATACACAACAAATCTATCGTACTTAATCTCTATCAGATACATCCAATGTTACACACTCTAACATCATGTTTGTGCTTGTAATTAACATCGATGCTTTCTTTCTTTCTATATCACACTGCTCGAACGTAGAGTAATTATCAAACTGATAGTACTGTAAATGATCTGTTCGAATAAAGTGAAACCAAACTAATGTATAGATTACCAAGGTAAATAATCCCAAACGTTAAGCCACTTCATGTGATGAAGGTAAGCAGTTGCCCCAATAGCAGACGCTGTGAGTAAGAAAAAGATACCAGCTAGGGTAATGTATAGCTCTTGACGTTCCATAGCCTCACGCCTCGCCTGAGCCTCTGCCTCACGCTTCTCAGCCAATACTTCCCTACGAATTTTCAGCAATTCCAAGTAACGACTTCTGCCATACGTCTGCGTTATCCATTCTTTGAGTTCTTCTTCAGCTTCCGCAGCCTGTCGGAGTTTAGCCCAGCGATCCAACGCCGTAGCATTGGAGCTTTTTGCTGATACACCTTTTTTCTGTAACGTTTTCTTAGCTTGGTCAGTTGCGTCAAAGAATTGTCCTATCTGTTTGCTAAGGCCAGCTATAGATTTGCCTGTTTGAAGACCTAACTTTATGCCAGATAATATTGTGATGGGATCGACCATGACTACATCCCATCGTTACGCGTAAACTCTACTGTCTTTTCTAAGATTGCAATGCGAGACTGTAGCTTAATAATCTCCATCATATGACTAGCCATGCCACCCATATCCTCATTGATCATGTCAATATCTTGCCAGATTTCATTGTCACCATCTTCCATGTCTTCATAAAACTCAGCAAGGATGTCAATCATTTCTTCTATATTCATTTTGTTCTGTTCAATATCTCTAATCATATTAACCTTGTCAGTCGTATTGCTTTCAGCATTAAGCACAGACACAGTTGCCTCGAGGTTAGATATTATAGAGGCTTGTTCACTAGCGTACCAAACCATGCCACCCAAGCTAGAACAAACTACGCCTATTACAGCTATGTTTACCTTGGGTAGATCCATCAATCCGCTGCGG